TGTAATGCAAGTTGTGGAGGTCACCACATGAGCGTAGAGTCTATCCCTACATTATCGTCTGCAATGTCTCAAGTGTTTGAAGTTCTTTTGTCTGAGCAACTTCACACTTGCTTACCTGCTATTATAATTGAATATGATGCGACTGAGCGAAAAGCTACAGTACAGCCACAAATAAAGTTGCAATATCTAGATGAAACCGTCTTGGAATATCAGCCTATTACTGAAGTTCCTGTTATTTCATTTGAGGCGGGCAATGCAGGTTTGAAGCTGCCCTCAGCTCAATACATAAACCAAACCTGCCTACTAGTGTTTTGTGAAAGATCTATGGATACTTGGTTACTAAAGGACGGTGCTGATAAGCCCTCAGATCCTCGTAAGTTTGATATTACTGATGCAGTTGCTATTGTTGGTATGAATAAATTTACTAACAAAGGTACTGATAATAACGATTTAGAATTAAAGTATAACGGTACAGATATTACGATAAAAGAGAACGGTGATATAGAGCTGAATGGTGGGAACAAGGTTATTATAAAGGCTAATGGTGATATTGAACTTGGTGAATCTGCATTAAAAGCAATTATGACAGATGACATAATAACAAAGTACAATGCCCATGTTCACACTGGTGTGACTACAGGTGCAGGAGTTTCTGGGCCTATTGCTCCGGCTAGTCCAAATCTTTTTAATAGTGGTGATGCAACACAGAAAGTTAAGGCTCAATAATGGCAGGTAAAAGAGATATAAAACTGGATACCGTAACTCATGATATTCTTATAGAAGATTCTGATTTTCAGATAGTGAGTAAAGGTAGTTGGTTGATACAATCAGTAAAAATAAAAATGCTGTTTTTTCTTGGCGAGTGGTTTCTTGACACAACTTACGGGCTTGATCATTATGGTTTAGTTCTAATAAAAGGTCCTGACCTAAATCTTATAGATAATATGTTTAAGATAGCATTACTTGAATATGAAGAGATTATAGAAATACTTGAATACTCTTCTAGTATAAGCAAAGATAGAAAATTAACGGTTGATTTTAGAGTATCTACCGTATTTGGCGAACTTTCTGACACGGTGGTGATATAATGGCCTTTGGTGTAGTGAATACAGGATTTAATGTAAAGAGACTTGATGACATTAAGGCTTCTATTGAGGGTTAAGGCATCGTCTAATTTTGGTAATGATATAGATACGAGTGCCGGGAGTGTAATAGGGCAAATAGTAGGCACAATGTCTAAGGCGCTGTCTGATAACTGGGAGCAAATAGGCAATGTTTATGCACAACAAAGAATATCTCAAGCTACAGGAGTTAATCTAGATTACATAGTAGCCCTTAACGGAGTTACTAGACTATCTGAAACACCCACCGTTGTAAATAGTATGGGACTTGCCGGAATAGCAGCGACAGTTGTGCCATCATTGACACAGTTTAAAAACAATGTTACAAATGAGCTATTCCAGTTAATTTCTGATACTGTTATTGCAAATCTACAACTACCACAAATTTTTGTAACTATTGACACTGTGGCTGATGCTACAGTTTATACAATTACCATAGGTGGTGTCCCTCATGCTATTAATAGTGGTGTTGGTGCTACTGCTGATACTATAGCACAGGCTTTAACTGATGAAATCAACATAACAAGCCCTTCAGCATTTGCTACAGCTATAAAATATCTTGGTGGAAGAATCCAGCTTGATACTAAGGGTGGTTTGTTTGATACTCTTGTAGATGGTAATATGAGTTTTTACACTCCTGCTATTGTGAAAAGTATTAATACTGGTGAAATATTGGCTGTTTCAAATACACTTACAATAATAGAAACACCTGTAGCTGGACTTAATGCAGTTAACAACTTTGTTGATGGTGCATTAGGTAGACCTATAGAGAGTGACTCAGAACTAAGACAAAGATATAAAGAGAGTCTACAAATAATAGGAGCTGGAACACTTGAAGCAATTGTTTCAAGAGTAAAACAAAGTACTGCCATTGCAGCAACAGCGGTTAAAGGTTTTGAGAACAGAGAAGACTTTATTGATCCAGAGGGAAGACCACCGCACAGCTTTGAGATAGTTCTTTTATCTCCTGACACAGCTGCAAATGATAAAGCTATTGCTGATTTGCTTTGGTTAATAAAACCCACAGGGATAGAAACTTTTGGGCCTAACAGTGGTACTTCTATAGATAGTAATGGTGCTAATCAGGTTATTAATTTTACACGACCTACTGAAATTTACGGATGGGTAAGAATTACTTATGTTATAGATCCAGAGGGTACTTTCCCTAGTGACGGTGAAACTACTATTGCAAATTGTATACTTGCTATAGGTGATGCTTATGACATTGGACAAAATATTAAGCCTTTAGATTTTTGCGGATGTGTAGCAAACTTCCCAGGTGTTGAGAGTGCTTTGATAGAGGTAGATGGGACTGCTACCGTTGGTGGGCCTCCTGTGTACTCTGCTTCTGTAAAGCAGATAGATGATAATAATGAAATAGCGGTTTTTGATTTAACTAGAATAGTAGTAACAGTATAGGGGGAATAATGGCAGATATAGCAATAGCAATTATATATAAGAGTGACAGTGCAGAAGCGGGTAGGTTTATGGGAGAAACTGGCTTGCACGGTACTAATGACTATGCAATATATAGAACAGACAGTCAGTTAATTTACAATAGGTTATATAATGGTGATGATTTTACAGGTGACCTTGATGGTCAAGGGAACGTAAATTCCCTTGATTTTAGCATAGAAGACAATAGATTGTGGGTACGGTTAAGCACTAATAAAGCTGGTGATAAAATAGAGGGGTACGCTGATGGAACTTATGAGCCAATAAATATTATAGCTCAGTGTTTGAATCCGGATAAAACTGCTAATAATACCTATAATGGGTCTGCTGAAGTTGTTGTTAAAAATCCTAATGGTAATACTAGGTACGTAGAGTGCACATTCACTAACGGGAAGCTAACAGCTCATTTTGTTCCTAGAAAATCAGGGATATATGAAATTCATCAAGTTGAGAAAAACGGAGCCAAGCTAGAGGACCCTTTAAAAATAAAAGTATACCATAAAGCTGTGAGTATATAATGTCTATAATACTAGATAGTGATAAAAACACTGTAACTCTATCAGGGACTTTGTTTCAACAAGATATTGCGCTAGGCTTCACTATTACAAATATAAACAGAACAGAAGTAATCTTTGACGCTAGAATGGCCCAATCTATCCCTAGCCCTGATGATTATTCAGTGAATGTTTTTATTCTTAATAGTACTACTGTTAGGGTTATTAGGGGTGGCAACTTTGGAACTGTTGTTGTCCATTACCAAGTCATGGAGTATACAGTTGCTAGTGGTGCCATAGTTGATACTGGCAGTGTATCTTTTAGTGTTGACACACAGAATATCACAATACCAACAAGAACTCAGGCTAACAGATATGCAAGAGTGGCTATAACCTCAACGAATAGCCTCTATCTAGAAGATAATATTTCTACATACGAAATAACCTCTGGCTCGAATCTTCAAGTCAGAGGCGTTGCTATTGCTGGTAGTATAATTTATTGGCAAACTGTTTATATACCAGATCAGACAGTTCACAATGTGATTGGACTAGCGACTGGTACAAGTCTTAATGTTGACATAACATCGCTTGGTATAGTTAAAGAGAATACATTCACCATTCAATCGATGAGAGAAAATGGGCCAGGGCCAGTCTCTCTAGGAATTGATACTGATGGGCTAAAAGGTGCTTTTATTAGCAGTGACACAAATTTAGAAATATATTCTTTTTCTCTGGATTCTCATGATTTTGTGACCCAACTTGTTTATAGGCCTAAAAACATAGTTGATAGAGATGATAATAATTATACTGTAACTCCTTTTGTTGTTGCCCTTATTAACACTGTTATTGTTGCAGAGAGTTATGTAAATTTACCTTGCCCTATGGGTTACTTAGCCCCTACAGACGAGACCTCAAACAATCCACAGCGGTTTGCCCATAGCAGC